AAAAATCTCCTAAAAATGAAGAAATTGAATTATATTTTTGCTTTATAAAATTTAATTTATTTTTTTTTATATCTTTATTTGTATTAATTTGTTGCCATTTATCATTTTTACATTTAGGACAAAATATTCCAAATTTTCTATCATCAGGATGAATATTTACATCTTTAACTTCTAATAAAGAATTTTGATAATATTCTTCAGAATATTCAAAAAAATTACCACAAATCAAACATTTAAATTTTAAAATCTTTTCCTTCTTTTTTTTCATATTATCTATTCATATATTCATTATAAGCTTTTTTTCTTATCTCTATTGCTTTATCTAAATATTCATTTGCTTCATTTATAATTTTTTGTTTGTTTTGTTTGTCAATTTCATCTTCATAACTTTTATTCGTTGCACCTATTGCTCTCATTACACTTAACATTACAGTATTAGTATCTTGAAACGTTAGTCTTTCTAAATCATCCCATTTTCTACTAATAAAAATATCTGGTCCTTTAATTACAACACCAGAAGGATCTACAAAAAGTTTTACTCCATGTAAACTTCTCCATTCACCCGATCCACCTAATTCAACTATAGACTTATCAAAATCTTCAATTGATTTATTTATTGGAGATCCAAAAGAAACTTTATCAGTTTTTACAATTTTATTTCCATCTATTTTATAGCTTTTAGCCATATTTTTTTACTCCTTTATATCTTCAATTATTGATTTAAACATTTTATAAGCTTCTTCTTCATTTATTCCTTTATATAAATATTCAGGATTTAAAGAACGATTTGGTGTATCATAAGTTTTCCATATTCTATATTCTATATTTTCTGGAATATTTAACTTTCCTAAAACATAATTATATCCATCAGATTTTCTAATAAAATCTAACTTTTCACTTGTCTGAGCAAAAGAGGATTTTAAAAATTCAGCTTTTTCATTTAATGGTTTCGTTTGCTGTGAAATAATATATGCCAAATCAATTGTTTGATTATCAGTCATTATTTTCTCCTTATTTTTTTTGAAATTTATCTTAAAGGTTGTAAATTTTCTTGTCGAAAAATAGTATTTTCTTTTTTTGAAAGTTTATTTTTTAAAGCTTCAGAAAAATTAATAAATCCTGAAATTATTCCTTTTAGTTTTGAACTAAAAAAATTATTCTCAGGAGAATCATCGAAGTCTTCATAAATTTCTCTTAAATTTAAAATTATTTTTTTATATTTAGAAAGTAAAAAATATAAATCTAATGATTTATTTAAATCAATTAATATTTGATTTAATGCGCATTTTATCCCTTTATAATATCTTTGATAGTCTTGATCTATTCCATCTTTTTCGGAATCAAAAATAGCTTCTTGTACTAAAGAAATTAATGAATTATATAATTCATTTTGTTGATCTATTGTTAATTTTTCAATAATTTGATTTTCTAAAAGTGCTCTAGAGTCATTATTTGTTTGGGGTAAATTAATAGAATGCATTCCATCTATAATATTATTTTCTTTATTCTCAATATTATTTAAATCAATTTGTTGATTTAATTTTTCTTCTAATCCATCTAAAGACTCTATGGATTTTAACATTATTTTACACCTTTTTCTATTTGTTGTTCAATTAAATTATTAATATTATTATATGCAATTAATTGATTTTTTATAAAATTATAATCTTCTGTTGAAGCATTTTCTTCTTCATTTTTTAATAAAACATTTTTTGTTGCAATATCATAATCTAATTCTTTCTTTAAATCTTCCAAAGTTCTATTAACATCAGAAACTACTTCGTACCAATGAGAATATATTTGAATTTTACCCGAAAAAGCTTCTGATTTTAATAAAGTTTTAATTGCTAAAAGTAATTGTTGTCTCATATATGGATTTGGAATAGGATCTGTATTTGCAACAGGAACACCTATTTTATTAGAAAATAGCTTATCGCTACGAAAAACTGTTAAAGTCATCTATTTTTTACCTTTTTTATGTGAAATTTAAAAGAAAATGTCTTATATTTATTATAATTTTTTAAAAAATTTTATTAAATTTTTCCTTCTTTTTTATATTGGAACCACAAAGATCCTCTTTTTGTCTGATTTTGAGCAGATTGAATATGAAATTGACTTTGTGGATAATTAGGAAATCCTCTTTTAGAACTACTAAGCTTTCCAAATGAATCAATTTCATTTTTTGAGGGTAATTGATTTTTAAATTGTGTTATATTATTAACTTTTATATTATAATTTTTTACTGTTTTTTCTCTTACTTGAGATACAATTAAATCTCTATGAGTTTGTCCAAATATTAATTTATCTTTAGCAAATGAAGTTACTTGCCTCCATTGTCCTCTTAATCTATTTTTATAATCAAAATTGCCTTCAGTTACTTTACCATAAGAGGTTATTGGATTGAATCCTCTTCCATCAAGATATGGCATTTTCTATTTTTTTCCAATATTCTATTTTTTTTTCTGCTTGCTTTAAATATTTTTTCTTATTTTTTTCAGATAAATTTTTATCATTTTTTATAATTTTTATTAAATTTTTAAAATATTCGATATTTGTTTTACCAAATTCTTTTTTTCTTCCTGAACCAACTCCACCTTTTTTGATTGGTAGTTTGTACATTTTTTATTCCTTTGATAAATCATAAGCAATGTCATGAAATTCTTCTTCTAATTTTTCTGGATCTTCTTTTTCAAGAAAATTAATCCAAGCATCTAACAAAACTTCTTTTTTTGAATCTTCTATTTCATCTATTTGTGCTTGATATTCTAAATCTTCTCTTGTTTCTCCAGAACTTGGATCAAATTTTGCTTCAGATCTCACAATTCCGGGAAAATATTCTTGTAAAATAGGATGATCTAATACATCTTTTAAATCATCTTTTATATTTTCAAAATTAAATCTATTAATATAATTTTTAGGATTTTTTTTAATTGTATTTATTAATTTTTCTACTTTATTTGATTGTTTTTCAACACCTTTTCCTGCACTAAAAACTTTTCCTGTTTTAGAAGTTCTAAAATGTTGTTTTTTATCGGATTTTTCAATAGGTAGTTTATACATTTTAATCTCCTAATTATTATTCATTGCTTCCATTAATTCTTTTTTTGATATCCAAAATGGTTTATCATTCATATCGTAATCTGGAAAATGAACTTTCATTTTATTTCCTTTAATATCCAAAACTTTACCTTTGTATGTTACTCCATAAGGTCCATTCATTTTAAGTGTTTGACCTTTTTTATATTGACCAGTTCCTGTTCCTTTTTTACGACCTGATCCATATCCGCCTTTTTCTATTGGTAATTTATACATTTATAAAACTCCTTTATTTTTTACTTCGTTAATTATTTTATCTATTTTCTTTGAACTATATCCTATTTCATTCAATTCTTCTTTTATTGCATTTAAAGAAAAGTCATCTTTTTCTAATAAATTAGTATAAATTTCTCTCAAAACAAGATCACTAGCCCCATGTTTCAATAATATATTTTTTATATCATCTATTTTTTAGAACCACCAGAATATTTTCATCCTGATCCAACTCCACCTTTTTCTATAGGTAATTTATACATTTAAAATCCCTTTCATTTTTAAATTTTTCCATAATCCTGGTGTATCAACATTTATAGAATTCCATTTAGGATTAGGGTTTTGATATTTTTCTGCATTTCTTGCTTTGTAATAAGTTTGGTTTTGCCAATTTATTTCTCTTTGCCTTAAAAATTGATGATTATCTGGTTTTTCTCCATCTTTTAACAACCAAATTCTACCATTACTATCAGTATATTCTTGAGGAAAAGGAAAATTTAAATTTAGTTCATTTGGTGTTTTAGAATATCCAACAAAATAATCATAATAATCAGCAAAATGATTTCTATTATAAATAGGTTTATCTATTGTTCCAAATCTATTTATTTTTCCTTTACAAACATAATAAGACATTAGTCTAAATATGACCTAATATTTCCTATTTTTTTTGGACTAAAACCAGAATTAAAAAGAGCAGAATTTAAATTATTCCAACTTATTTTCCATTTATTACCCATTATTGGTTTTCCTGTTTCTTTAACAACATATGATGCAATTCTTGATATTTGTTTAGGACTAAAACCTTCATAAGACAATTTATCGTTTATATGCCCCCAGGTATATTCTTTTTTATTATCATTTGTTACTCTTGTTTTATTACGACCACTTCCATATCCACCTTTTTCTATTGGCAATTTTATTGAAGATTTTTGCTTTACTTCTGTGCCAAAATTATCATATTGCCATCTTTTCAATTCACTCATTGAAAAAGTTCCGTTTTTAAACCTATTTATTTCATAATTCACATTAATCTTCGAAACACCATCTTTTGTTATATATTTTTTTCCATCTAATTCCAATATTAATCTCTTATTTGGTTGTCCTAACATATCTTTCGTATAATGATCTACAGTACCAAATCTTTTTCCTACCATATCTTTCTGTCTTTTGAATTTTTTTTCTTTTTCTATTTGATTTATTTTTCTTTCTTCTTTTGATTTTTTCTCAAAAAGTTTTTTTACTGTTTCGTGGCTTTCTTCTGCTTCTTTTATTTTCTTTGGGTCTAATTTTAACTCATCATTAAATTTAATTTTCTTTCTTCCTGATCCAACTCCGCCTTTTTCTATGGGCAATTTATACATTTTTTACTCCTTATTTTCAAAAAGTCCTTTAAAAAATAAAACTAATCCTGCTACTACAGTTATACCTGCAGTAATTGTTTCTATACTTCCACTAAATAAACTTGTAGAAACTCCTCCTGCTATTACTGCTATTGCTATTAATATATTTCCTATATTCATTTTCTGCTCCTTTATTTATTTAAATATATCAAAATATCTGAAATTTTTTTAGGACTAACACCTGCATTTGTAAGAGCTATATTTATATCATCCCAAGATATTTTAAAATCATCTCCTCTTATTGGTTTTTTTGTTTCTTTTACTATATAATGAGCAAAAGTACTTATTCTTTTTGGACTTAACCCTGCATTTGTTAATTTTTCATTTATATGGCCCCAAGTATATTCTTTAGAACGACCTTTTTGTTTTTCTTGCAAATTATGAATTTTTAATTCTGTTGCATCTATTTTATCTTTATACTCTTGAATTGCTTGTTTATCTGTAGGAGTTTTATATTTATTCCACCTTTTTTCATAATAATCTCTTGTGTCTCTATATCCTTCTGCATCTTTTCTTAAAGAAGAAATATCTTCATCGAATTTTGTTTTCTTTCTACCAGAACCATATCCGCCTTTTTGTATTGGAAGCTTTTTCACAATTTCTCCTTATAATAAATGTTTTAAACCATCATCAATAAGCATTAATGCCATTTCTATGCCTTTGCTTTCATATTCTATTCTATCTCTATCATTTTGCATTTTTAATTGTTTTTCTTTTGAAAATTCTTCTATTGACTGATCTATATGACTTATTAAGTTATTATTAACACTAAGTTTACTTTCTAAATTGATTTTTAGATTTTCTATCCCAGATTGTAAAGATTCTATTTTATCTTCTTTTTCTCTAATAGTATCTTCAACATCATTCTTAAAAGATTGAAATGTATCTTTTCTAACTTTCCTATCATCAATATTTTCTATAACATGTGCCACACCATCAGCAGTTCCACCTAATAATGAAGATTGATTCGGATCTGGCAAGTCAATATCTTCTTCATCTCTATACTTTGATTCAATTGCTGATTGTACCATTACTCTAATATCTTCATCATTTAATCCAGCACCACCAGCTGTAAAATGTTGAGACCAACCATCTTTCCATTTTATATTAATATCACCATCGGCACTTGAAACAACTTTATCGATTTGTTTTTCTATAAAATCAATATCTTCTTGATCAACTTCTTGTAATTCTAACAATTCAATTAATTCATTTTTACCATCATAATAATTTTCAGGTTTTTCTTTTTGTTTTTGTTCAGCCATTTGATTCAAGACTTTTCCTGCACCTTTACCTGCTACAAAAACTTTACCAGTTTTTGATGTTCTCGTATGTTGCTTCTTTTCAGCTTTCTCAATACTACTTTTTTCAAAATTTGTATTTGTTTTTTGTTGAGATTTATTTATTTCATTTTCATTTACACTAAAGCTACTAACTACCATTTATTTCTCCTTAAGCGTTCTGTATTATATCACTAATATATTCATATAACTCAGCTTTTGCGACTCTTTTGGCATTTTCAACCAAATTGGTAGTAGAACTTGTTGATTTACTTCTAGAACGAGCGGAACTAATAAAATCTTCTCTCAAAACTTTTTCAAGATTATCTATATTTATTTTTCCAGAATTCAAATAACTTTTTAATTGTTGACATTCTTGTTTTTTTGCAATTGCATCAATTCTACTATCCAACCATTCTGTAGCATATAATGGATTACTTTCAAAATCTTTTTTAAATTTTTCTTCCTGTTCTTTACCTTCTTCAATACTTATATCCAAATAAGCAGAAATATAATCCATAGGTTCTCTCTTTCTTTTTGTTTCAGTTTTTTCTGCTTCTTTTTTTGATCCCGAACCAGCACTAAATACCTTTCCAGTTTTTGATGTCCTCATATGTTGTGATTGTTTTTCTGATTTTTCAAAACTATTTTCGTTTATACTAAAGTTTTTAACTACCATTTATTTCTCCTTAATTTTCATATAAATATATATGATGAAATATATAAAAAGTAAACTATTGTTTTGTCCACACATTCCCGTAGGAATCTATCCATGTCTGTGGTTTTACATCTTTAACAAATTTCGATTGAAATTTAAATAAATCTTCAGCTTTTTTTTCAGTATTTAATGGATAATTTTTACACTTTTGACCTAATTTTTTTTTATAATTAATTAAATGTTCATCGAACCCTGTAACTTTATATATTATCATATTAATACTTCTTCCATCTACCATTTTATTATTTTCCTTTTTTCCAAGGTCCTTTTGATTTTTCTAATGGTAATTTATACATTGTTTATTCCTTAATTGTTTAAATTTCATTTATAATTTTATTAATTTTTTTAGAACTATATCCTATTTCGTTTAATGCCATTTTTAAATTTTCCAAATTATTTCCATTTTCATCTAAAATATTTTTAACTTCTCGTAAAACAAAATAACTCGCACCATTGTTGATTAATGCATTTTTTACTTTTTCATCCGTTATTTTATCAAATTTTGTTTTCTTTCTACCAGATCCATACCCACCTTTTTGTATTGGAAGCTTTTTCATAATTTCTCCTTATAACAAATGTTTTAAACCATCGTTTAATAATTCTTTTGCTCTTAAAAATCCATCTAATTTTGCTTCAGTCTTTGCAGTGTCCCATTCGAGCCTTTTTCTGTGACTATCAGTCATTTCTTCGTCGTAACTATCAGATATAAAGTCTAATCGATTTTTTAATCCAGCAATTGCACTATCTAAATTAGCTTCTAGATTTTTAATCCCTAATTGAAGAGATTCTATCTTATCTACCTTTTCTCTTATTAGATCTTTCATATCATTCTTAAAATCTAAAAATGCATGATTTCTTTTTTTCCAATCATCATCTTCTCCAGCAATAATAGAACCTTTTGCATTTGCTTTATCCTCTATTGAATTCATTAAACTTTTTACATCTTCTGTACTTTGTTTTGCTTCTTCAATCTTTTTAGGATCTAAATTTAATTCTTTCTTATTTTGAAAATATTTTAATGCTCTCATTTTTTCTGAATCAGATAATCCCAAATTAAGATCTTCGTTTAAACTTTCAATCATTCCTGGATCAACTTCATTAAAAGCTATGTCATGTAATTCAAAAAATTCTTCTAGAGATTGTCTTGCTTCATTATATAATTCTTGAGCTGTCTTCTTACCTTCTTCTCTCATTTGAATAAATGTTTTTCCACCTCGAGTGACTTGAACGGGTTTTTTAGATTTTTCTATACTACTTTTTTCAAAAGTTGTATTTGTCTTTTGTTGAGATTTATTTATTTCATTTTCATTTACACCAAAGCTACTAACTACCATTTATTTCTCCTTTTCTCAAATTCTTGATCGAATTCTGACCAAGAAATCTTTTTCATATCTTTTTTAAGTGGTCTATCTTTTCCTTCAACTCTTTGCATTCTACCATGTTCATCTATTTTAACTAAATTACCAGCTCCACCACGTCTACCAGAACCGCGACCACCTTTTTTAATAGGACCTTTTGATTTTTCTATTGGTAGTTTTTTCACGATTTCTCCTGTTATTTTTTAATTTATTTTTATATATATGATGAAATATATAAAAAGTAAACTATTGTTTTGTCCATACATTCCCGTGGGAATCTATCCATGTTTGTGGTTTTACATCTTTAACAAATTTTGATTGAAATTTAAACAAATCTTCAGCTTTTTTTTCAGTATTTAATGGATAATTTTTACACTTTTGACCTAATTTTTTTTTATAATTAATTAAATGTTCATCAAATCCTGTAATTTTATATATTATCATATTAATATTTCTTTCATCTACCATTTTATTATTTACCTCTTTTATGTCTTTTTGATTTTTATAAGAGCCAATAGTACTTATTAATTTTTGACGAAATTGTAAATTTGATTCTCTAGAACCTCTATCTATATCAAAAAGATCAGCTAATTTATTTTGAGCTGAAAAAAACTTTCTATTATTCCCAAACATATTATTTTAAAAACTGTAAAGAATTTTTTATTGTATTACTAATGTCATTAGATATACTTGTTAAATAAGAAATAAATAATTCCTTATTTGTCGTTAAATCTTCTGAATCATTAGAAATTTTTTCTATTAATCCTAATCCTTTACCTTTTAATCTAGAATATATTTTTATATGCAATTTTTCTAAAGCCTCAATAGCATTTTCTTTTGATGTAATTTCTTGTCTTTTATATTCATTCTGTTCTAAATCCATTTCTTCTCCTTTTTCTATTTTTATTTCCATGCTTCTGTAATTGATTTATCTAAATTAAAATAATCATTGCATTTAATAAAATAATATTTCATTTCATTTTTTAATTTATCATCAAATTTATTTAAAAATGGCATAAAATTTTCTACTCCAAAATTAACAACAACTATAGGTTTTATTTTAGAATTTGTAAAATTTTTAACTGTTAAAAACCAAGTATTTAATCCTGCTGGAAAATGAAAAGCAGGAATTCCTCCTTCAGCACTTCTGAAATATGTTGGAACTTTTTTTGATGATCCTAACTTATAATTTATTCTATTATATATTTCTGAAATTTCTTGTTTATAACTATCTTTATCAAAATATTCATCCCAATTTTTATTTTCCCAAATAAAAACAATATCTAATGATTCTAAATTTAATTTTTTCTTTAAATCTATAACTTTTCCAAATTGTTCTTGCATTATTTTATAATCATTTGCAATACTAACTTTTTCAATTAATAATTCCTCAATTTCATTTACAATTAAATCTGAAATTATTTCTATATTAAATACATAATCTTTTATATACACTTATTCTTCCTTTCTTAAAATGGCTTCCATATAAATTCATCTGAATTACTTTTTACAATTAATCCATAAATACTTCTAACTAAAGCATCACTTAAATCTTTTGTTGATGTTGCAGTATGATCTACTTTTTTACCGTTTAATAAACTTAAACATTGTAATTCTTCTATTAATAAATCTGTATTTTCTGAATTATAAACTTTTAGTTCTTCATTATAAATTAATGCCTTTAAAGAATTCCAATGCTCTAATTTACTTTCAATTGAAATTTTTTCTACTTGTATTCCTTCTTTTTGAAGTTGTTGGCATAAATGTGCAGACTGGAATTGGTCGGGATAAACTCCAGATAAATCGAATCCTCTTGTTCTTAAAAACATAATTTCTTGTCTTATAGAATCTAAATCTATTTCTTTTCCTTGTTCAGCTTCCCAAGTTTTTAATAAATCTATAAATATATATTTTTTTCCATTTTTTACTTCTTGATGACACATTGCAAATCCAACTCTATCACCTGTTAAAGCTAAGTCTAATCCAATGGAATATTTATAAGGTTTTCCTCTAAATTCTGGGAAATATTGTCCCCAAATATCATGAGGAGGTCTTATTGTAAAATCTACAATTTTTGATATTTTATCTTGCTCTCTAATAAAAGGTTCATCTGATGATGGTGGAAGACATTCATACATTGATTTTGCTTGTTCTGGATTATCTCTATAATCTTTTGCAAAATCTTCCTTTTTTCTTAATGGATTTACTTCATAAGTAGACCCAAAACTTACAAAAGTATTTGGATCATTTTTTCCTTTTTCATATCTTTCTAAAATAAAATCATTTTTAAATCTTGGATAACTTATTAAAATTAATTTTCCAGTATCTGGAAAACGAGATCTAATAGAAGAAGAAAGAAAATCATAAATAGCTTTTGCAGACATTTGAGCTCTATGACCCTTTCCTCTTAATTCTGTTTCTGTTTTAAATTCAGCAGCTTCATCCATTACTGCTGCATATAAATTTTTTCCTTCAAGTGAGGCTCTTTCACTATGTCCCGAATAAACATTTATATTTTTTGGAAATTTTACTTTTGTATCTTTTATATCTTTATTAGGATTAAATCCAAATTGTCTAAAAGCTAAAGGACCTGCTTTTTCTATTAAATTAACAAATTTACTAAAAAATACATCTTTTGCTTGGCCTGCTGATGCAGCAACATTTAAAAAATCTATAGGTTCACCTGAAGGCATCCCATAATGTGTAATTGGATCCTCTAAACAAAGAAGCTTATATACTCTTCTTGCATAAAAAATTGATGTACACCAATCTTTTCCACTATTGTGATTTAAGATATTATTAGCAAAATAATTGTGATTTTTTTTTACTTCTAAATCGTAAAATTTATCTCTTTTTATTTTTTTTATAGATTTAATTTTCGATAATTGAATTTTCATATTGTTCTAACAACTTTTTATCAACTACAATAAATTTTTCTTCAGAATATTGATTTCTAACTAATTTCATTTTTATCTGACATTCTTCATCAAAATATCCTTTTGTTTCAATATAGACAGGTTTTTCTTCAAAATAAACTTTAAAATCGGGCAAATATGTTCTTTTTTTATTATTTTTAATATATGGTAATGATTTATGAAGTTTTTCCCATCTTATATCATTTTTATCTAGCCATTTTGCAAATCTTAATTCATAAGATCCTTGTAATTTTTCTCCATTATATTCATACCATTTACATCTTCCTGAACCATATATAGCACCTTTTCCAAACCATGGATTTTTTTCTCCAGGAAGACCAAATTTTTCTTTTCTTTCATTTTTTGTTAATGATTTCATATATTCTTTTGCCGACTTACAACAAGATTTTTTAATTTTGCTTATTGTTTTTTTAGAATGTCTTTTACCCCATAATGGATGATTTTCTTTTTGAAATCCGAATTTTTCTTTTCTTTCTTTTTTAGTCATATAAGAAAACCCTTCTGGATGAACTCGATAAAAAGGATTGTTCTCTCCAAAATTTTTTTCACTTAAATTGTTTTTTAATTTATTAGAATATATTTCACTTTTATATTTTTCTTTATATTCTTTAATTGTTATTTTATGAATTTTTGTTATATGAGATGTTAATTGTTGTGCTTTAAACCCACATATTTTACATTCTACAAATTCTTTATTATTTTTAAAATTGTTTTGTTTTTCAATTTTTCTTTGATTTTTAGTTTTATAATCTATATTATATTTTATTAAATATTCTTCTAATGTTATATTATGCTTTTGTTTAAAATGCCTAAAAGAAAATTTTAAATTATTTAATTCTTTCCCACATATTTTACATTTATGCTTCATAAGAAAAAATTTCATCCCCTTCTTTTAAATCTTTTAACATTTTCCATCCATCTTTTGTTAAGAATTTATGATTTAAAGTAACTTGTATTTTATTTCCGTTTTCTAATTGAATTTCATATAAATCATCTTCACCTTTTATCCAAACATCGTCTATAATATCTTCTTCTAATTGTTTTGTTTTTTCATTATATGATTTAATTTTTATTTTAAAATCTTTATTTTTGTATAATTGCTCTAATTGATCAACTGTATATTTTTTACCATTAACATCTTCAATTATTGAAGATCCATCAATACATCCCTTTCCCCAAACGATCACTGCTTCCTTCAAAAAATTCGTATTAATGTTATCATCATCTAATGCTTCTAAAAATTCAAATTGTTTTTTTGATAATTTTATTGGACGTTCTTTATTAGGAGAAATATTTAAATAATCTTCATTATATAAAAAAGTTTCTAAATCTACTATTTCTGCTTTTTTATTTGTTGTTGCTATTCTTCCTAACTCTAAAGACAATAAATCTAAAGAATTTAAAAAATTATTTTTGTTATTTTGAGAACTTTCTAAAAATGACACTAAAACTCATCTACTTCTAAATAAATAAAAACAGACAATAAAAACAATAAATCAAAATCATCTGAATTTTTAAGAATATTAAGTAATTCATTAAATGTTAACCAAATAGTTTGACTTTTCTTTTCATTTTCTGTTCCATCACCTTTTATATCAACAATTTCATAATTTAAATTTTGTTCATCTTCATCAATCGTGCAATAAAAAAGATTAACCTTTGCATCTGTTGCTTTAAATAATTGTATGTTTTCATATGCTGTTACTATTTCTTCTTCATTTAATACTCTTATTCCAGCTTCTTCTTCTAATTCTCTTATTGCTGTTTCTTTTGATGTTTCGTTTTCTTCAATAGTTCCAGATATTACTGTATAAAAATTTTTTGTTGTAGAATATGGAGGACAATATTCACTTCTAATAGCAAATCTAACTGTTCCATCGTTAAAAATTCTTTTACAAAAAACAAAAACTAAATCAGGTTCTGACAAATATTCATAACCTTCATTTTCAACTAAAGAAACCCAATTTCCTTGAAATAATTTTTTCATTGTTTTAAACTTCTTTCTATAACTTCATTATATGTTTCTTGCCATTTATAAACATTTTTAGCAATATCAAATTTATTAATAGCTTCTTTTTTACAATTTTCTGACATTTTTAATCTAAACTCCTTATTTT